CAAAGCATGAAGCAAACAAAGAGCTTGTTTTAGTTGAGTGCCATAAACTGTATTGTTAGTACACCTTGATCGGTTACTGCAGTATAATCAGTAGTTTGTGAATTATGATTAAGTTGCACAGTGTAATCAGTTCCAGCAACAGGTAAAGGTGGTGCAATAATCATCTCTCCTACATCAATATTGGTGACAGTCGACGTCATTACGATTCCAATCACAGAATATGTTTGAGCTACAGTGCTTTTAATTCCAGCTGCGCTTATTGTAAAGGTTGAGAATCCAGGTGCTATATATTCATTATTAGGAGCGGGTCGTGATAATTTGATACTCAATTCCAAAAATAAAGTGGCACTAGCAACCAGTGTTCCTACTAATCCAGATCCAACTACATACACTAGATTAGGTATATCTTTTCTATTTATAGGAATTATTGTTTTTATTGTATTATCGAGATCTTTAACTATATGTTTAGAACACATCCAGACAGGGTTTATTTCTGCATCTAATAAAGTAATTTGTCCAAATTGATCTCCTACTGTCGATGTTATTGGGTTACAATGTTGAACACTTGTCATAGCAATCATTCCAGTACTAGTTGATCCTATTAATGGTACATAATGTATAACTGATCTAACAACTGAGAAATTTAAGAATGTAGATGACATAGTTGATAATCTACCTATATAAAATAAAGGGTGTAAAGGTATAATAGCAATATTAGCAGAGTAACAATTAGCTGGTATAGGTTGACATAAAGTAATTGTGTCCTTGTTAAATTGAAAATATGATCTTATCATTTTTGATTCAGATACTGGTGTTGTGAAGGTATTTAACATACCTCTGTTTCTTGTGTTGTTTCCAAATGCTAGATCTTGTTGTTGTCCGAATACTATACTATATTTAGGTCGATACCTACTAGTTCTTGAGAATCTATTTCTGTTTCTGTTTCTTTTAAATCGAGTCGGTTTACCCCGACCTCGTCCAAATGGTGCAAATTGAAGTTGTTTTATGTTTCTTAGTCCTTGTCCTTTTAACTGATTTCGTTTAGGGAGCATAGAGATAGTTTTTAAAAATAAAAAGTTTAGAAAATTTTGATAGTCAATCTTGTTTTCTGTGGGGGCACACAGTTAACCCCCCAGATATGTGTGTAGCGAAAACAAGCCCAGAAATGCATCAAGGCGGACTCATGGGGCTTATCGTAGGGGTGAACAACATCCTACTATCCCAACAGGGAAACCATTTTAATCCAATATTGTCGTACTTCCACCTCACCACCGTACTCGGGATGACGGGTCCCTTTCGCGCTATGGTGTATATTTTATACGGTGCAATAAGAGTTGATGTCTCTTTTACAGATAAAATTAATCGTTTAACAACCCTACCCCACTAGAATAGTCTATAGACATAAAGCGGTAAGGTATAGATACATCTTCCAAACTTTTCATTTTAGATATCTGTTCCTCTATTAAATTCTGTAACGTTAATGATATTCCAAATAAGTGTTGATATAATAATCTTGATTTATCAGAAATCTTAACAGGTTTAAATTTTGTATCATGAATAATTGATAACATGTGATCTTCCCACCATTTGTTTCCAGTTTCTTGTACCAATCCTCCTGGCCCTATTATCTCAAGTATTTTTAAACATAAGGGTGAAACTATAGGAGTATCCTTACCAAGACAAAATAAACTCATGGCCTTCATCCGCAATAATTCGTTGAGTTTAGTTCGTCGGGCCGTTAGATATTGACTAGAACAAGTCCAAAATAATCGACATATTTGTTCAGGAGGTACTAAAAATTTTAGTTCAATTGGGTCAAAAATATTTCCACAAAAACTAGTGTTTAATAAAGATGGTTCATATTTCATTTTTATATTGAATCCTAAATCTTCATAATCTTTTTTATCTATAGTATTGTCATCCAATCCAAAAATTCCATCATCTCCTTCTATAAATCCATCCCATTTAATATGATGTTTTCTAGCTAGATACTTAATATTCATATAATTTGAAAATGAATTAGCCAATGATGTCCACATTTCTCCTGACATTCTGGTTCCAACAACCTTGGCTCTATATTCGTAACTTCTTATTTTCTCAACTCGAGGTATCAATTTAGAACCTTTGTATGTATAATATGTACTCATTACTATATCCAATATTAGCGGATTGTTCTTAAGAAAATATCTCCATAAATTGCATTCAACTGCATCAGTATATTCAGGTGAAAAACCTGCTTCATAACTTGAATAATCTGTTTCCAAAATATGTTTATACTTCTCGAGTCTAATTAATTTAGAAGGTAAAGTAGTTATATCTGTTCCTTTAACAAAATGTTTACTTGTAAATATTCTTTTCTCTATAGCGTGAATATATGGTCCTACAATTGATTTAAATTTGTCAGTTCTACTATTAATAAACCTCAAAAATTTGGCGACCTCATAAAACTCTCGCTTCACAAAAGATTTGCACCTATAATCCCAATTTGTTAAATCTGCAAAATAGAATCCACGGTGAACGGAGTAAGAAAAGGCTTTTCTTAGTTGCTCTTTTCTATTAATATTATAAGATGTCGTTAACAACCACTGTTCCAAGTAATCTTCACATAACGGTATAAAAGGTAAAGGTTGGTGATGATGTTCCAGCCATTTCATAACTATACCTGACATCTTCTTCAAATCTTGAGGTTGTGCTTCTGGCATGATAGGGGCTAAGCGTTTAAGGAAACCTGTGATCAAATTTGTTGGGTCATGAGGGTCCGTACAGAACGGTACATCTAGTGTTCCAGGACATAATGATATAGCATAAGGAGTTTTCATTTTTAGTTTACGGATTGTAAACTCACTTATGCCTGGATCCCTCAGAGGCAATTGTTTTCTGTATCGCGCACGCCACTCATTTACATGTTTGGCTAGCGTTTTTTTGGCCACCCAATCAAATGGATTAGAATTATTTTTACATTCAGAAAATCTCTGGGTTGTCACTTCATCCCATGAATCGAGGTCGATACCTCCAGAGATTAACCATTGATCTACGATCAATGGTCTTAGTAGTTTCCTTGAATACTTAGCTCCACAGAAGACACGTGAAAATGGAGCTTATTGATAAACCAGTTCTGTACATAAGATCTCAGTGCTTTTACAGGATGTTGATACCATAATGGCTGCCAAAAGAATTCATCTATATCTTGTTCTATATCATTTTTATTCATGTGATTCATTAAATCCATGTAAGGAAGCTCGAGGCTTGCACTTCTTAACCATTCATAAATTACAAATTGTGCCAATGCTTGAGCATTTTCACTTGTATAATTATATTCCTTATGTGTGTACATTTGTTGTATAACATGTTCCATTGCATATTTTCCAAAATAAAAATTTCTTTCAGATTTAGTCAATTTTCTACCATCCATGTAAGTATGAAAATGATTATATAAATTATGTAAAAATGGTTGACATTCAATAGTTAATACTTTTAAAGTAGGTATATGTATATGATAAATATAAGATCTTGCTGTGTCCCATTCATGTAATTTATTTATATCTGGTGCCAATCTTGATAATTTAAGCAGCCTTGAAAAATATTGTGATAATCGTGATACATAAAGTAATAA